CCTTGTGAAAGCAAGTGGTATAACGAACTACGGCAGGAGACAAACACTCATTTGCCTATGATAAGATGATGCAAACACTTATTTGGATGATGGTTAAAGGTAATGCTTTTGTATTTGGTGGAGATTGGCGAGTTCCTGTAATGCATAATTTATTGAATTCAGACTTCGCTAATGAATTGAAACAAGATGGTACATATAATGACCTTGCATTCTCTAGTGAGTATGAGAGTATATGGTCTGGTGCTGTGCAAGATGCTTTCTTTTATCCAGAGATGTTTGATAAGTATAGGTTACTGGCAATACCAGAATATGAAGCTAAGCGAGTAGAAGGTGCAGAATCATTTTATATTATGGGTGTCGATGTTGCTAGGTTGAAAGCACAAACTGTTATACAGATTATTAAAGTTATTAAGCGGCCTAACGGCTGGTATAAAAACTTGGTAAATACCTTTATACATGAAAATAGACACTTTTTACCACAAGCTATTGATATTAAAAAGAAAGCATTAGATTTTAATGTTAAAGCAATATCAATGGATATTAGCGGCTTGGGGGCTGGATTGTTAGATTTTCTGTTGATAGAAAATGAAGATGATTTTATGGATATTACCTATCCTCCTCTTTCTGTTGTTAATTATCCTGAATATGATAACTATAAAAAATCTAATTCCCTACCTTTAATTTATGGTATCAAACCTAATGATGAATTAAACAGTCAAATGTATGTTAACTGTTTAAGCCAATTTAATAGCGGGAAGGTTAAGTTATTATTAGATGAAAAGACAGCTAAAACTAAGTTGTTAAATACTAAAGCTGGTAGAGAAATGAGTGGCGAAGAGAGAGCTAGATATCTAATGCCATTTACTTATACATCCATTTTAAGACAAGAAATGATGAATTTGAAACAAAAGGTAGAGGAAGGAAGAAGCACTAAACTGCTAAGGTTAGAACAAGTGCAGAGAAAAGGCAAGGATAAATTTAGTGCCTTTATCTATGCTTTGTGGTATGCTAAACTAGTTGAAGATGATATTATAAAAAGAAGAAAAAAAGTAAGAGCTGCTGATTTTATGTTTTTTAACTAACAAGCATAGAGGCGAAAGGAGGGGGAGAGGATTAGACGAAAGCACCCAGATAGACAATTGAATTTAGATAAGTTAACAAAGGTGGACTTGGCTAGCTTTGATAAACTTCATAAAGAACTAATGCCTGTGGCAATCACTGAACATAAACATTTTGAATATACTGCTGATGAAGTCTCTAGAATTATTAACTCAGGTGATTTACCTCGCATTAGAGAAGTATCTAATTACTTCTATAGAGCAAGTGGTATCTATCGCCGTATTATTTGGTTTTTTGCAGCTATGTTTAACTTTGATAATATCATTATCCCAAAATTAAAAAGCCAAAGTGCACCAAAGGTACAAGTTATGAAAGATATGCAGAAGGGTATGGATTTTATGGATTCATTAAATTTAAAATTCTTATTAACTGACATAACTTTCTTTGTAGTTAAAGATGGTGCATATTATAGTTATCTACGGGATGATCTCAAAGAGCCTGTAATACAGCAATTACCAGTTAATTACTGTCGTAGTTATCACAAAAGCAAAGGGAGATACGCTGTAGAGTTTGATATTACATATTTTGAAAGAGAATATCTAACTACAGAAGATCGTAATACTGCTTTGAAAATGTTTCCAAAGGAGTTTAGGATTGCCTATAAAAAGCATAGAGCTGGTCAGTTAAATACAGACAAAATGCTGGAAAGAGAATGGTTTTTCTTAGATGTAGATAGAGCTACGTGTTTTAAGTTTCCTGATGCATTACCATTTTTTATAGGCGCCATTATTGACCTTATTGAACTAAGGGAGTATAAACACCTTGAAATGGATAGAGATAAGTTGGCATTATTCATGCTTTTAATACAGCAAATTCCTATGTCTAAAGAAGGCGAAATGATTTTTGATGTAGAAGAAGCAAAAGCATTGCATAAAAATGCGGTTAAAATGTTGGAAAAGAATGAGAATGTAGATGTTCTTACTACTTTTGCTGACATGGAAATGTTGAATTTACAAGAGTCCAGACAAGTTATGAGAGATAATTTAATTAAGGCGGAAAGAGCGGTCTTTAATGAAACTGGTGTAAGTAGAATGGTTTTTGCCACTGAAGGTAATATTTCATTAGAGAAGTCTATAAAAAATAGTGAAGCAATTGTTAGATACTTAACTAATATGTATTCATCGTGGTTAAGTAATATATTAAATATTGTAGTGAAACCCGGGGTTAAATATAGTTTTGAAGTTTGGATTCCACCAGTTACTATCTTTAATGAAGAGGAGATGGAAGAGAAATTCAGAACTCAAGCTACTCTTGGGTATTCAAAACTTCTCCCTGCTATCGTTAGTGGGGTTAAACAGAGCTCTCTATTGAACTTATTAACATTTGAAAATGATTTCTTAGATATCAATGATATGATGACTCCTTTACAATCTACTCATACTCAATCTGATGGCGGCAGGCCGCCTAAAGATTTAGATGAAAAAGATGAGGAGACTATTGGAAATGAAGAAGCTCAAGAGTAAGGAGGTGAGTCAATGAGTAATTTAACAGTTCCTTCGAATCTTAAGGAGATCACCAGATTTAATATTCATATTAATCAAATTGAAGAAGTCAATCCTCTTTTTTCTAAGTGCTTCATCAGGATTTTATATACAGGATTAAATCAAAATAAAGTATATATAGAAAGAGAAATAGCAGAAGAAATGGCAAAGACTTTGTATAATGTTCCTATTGTTGGTGAGTATGTAGAAAAAGTAGATGACTTTAAAGATCATGGTGGAAGAATCGAAATTGAGGATGATAGTATAGAGTTTGTTCATACTACTAAACCATATGGAGTTGTTCCCGCTAACACTGATATTACATGGATGTCAGTTACTGAAGATGATGGTACAGTAAGAGATTATCTTACTTGTTGGGGCTATCTATGGACTGGCAGGTATCCAGAGGTAAAAAGAGTTATTCAACAAGGGAACCCTCAATCACTAGAGTTGGATGAGGATACATTAGAAGGTCAATGGGTTAAAGAAGGGCCGCTGATTTATTTCAAAATTACTAAAGCGGTGTTTTCCGCGCTGACAATTCTTGGTGAAAATGTACCTCCTGCTTTTGAATCTGCTTCTATAGGAGCTTATTACACATTGAATCCTATTGCATTCAGTAAGCAATTTAATAAAATGATGCGCGAACTAAAAGAAAGTTTTGGGGAAGAAGTTAAGCAGGTGGTTAATTTTTCAAAAGATGAAGATGATCAGTCTTCAGATTCCAATAAAGGAGGTAAGATAATGTCAGATAAAAAGAACAGAGTAGTTCTTGCTTTTGAACTAGATGATATCAAGAGCCAGTTGTATGATAAAGTGCAACCAAAAGATGAAGATGGCAATATGGAGTGGAGATTTTCAATCCATGATGTACAAGATGATAAAATTATTTTCTATGATCACAGTGAAAACAAGCATTTTAGACAGCACTATACAACAAGTGATGATGGTATCACTCTAGGCGAGCAACAAGAAGTAGTGGTTAAGGATTTTGCTGCTGACGAGCAAATGGAAGATCTAGAGCAAATGAAAGCAAAGCTGGATGATCTTGAAGTTAAACTTACTCACGCTCAAGATAAGGTGGTTGCTTTAGAACAAGAAAAAGAAACTTATGCGGCAGACAAAGAAGAATTAGAGTCATTGAAACAATTTAAAGCAGATGTTGAGAAGAAAGAGAAAGAAGAAGTGATTACTAAATTTGCTCTGATTTTAGCAGATGAGGATTTACAAGAGTGTAAAGAAAACATTGACAAATTCACAAAAGAGGAAATTGAATCTAAGTTGTCAGTCATCGCCGTTCGTAAAAATGTATCATTTACAAAACAAGATGATGATGACGATGATCCTGATTTTGTGCCAGAGCCACAAAATAATGACGATACACCCGGCTGGGTGAAGATTGTCAAAGATCATTCAACTGACGAGTAATCATTTGGAACACAAGGTAACACAATAATTATAAGGAGGAATTTTTAATGGGTTTACTAAAACGTCTTAATGGCAACAAGTATAGTGTGCTGGAAGTTAACTTCCTATCAGCAAGAAGAACTGGTCATGTAAAAGCACAATTGCCATTAGATCCTGATGATTTTGATGGGGATAATAAGGCAGAGAATGGAATGTTACTGAAGTATAATACTGTAACTGGTTATGTAGAAAAACCAGCTAATCAAAACACAATGGTAATGTTACACTTCTCAGTGGAAAAAGAATACGATAACATTAGACCTGGATTAAACACTTTTGCACTAGAGCCTGGTGAATTTTATCCAAGATTGTATGGTTTATCATTAGGTGATACATGGACAACTGATGCTGTGAAGCTTGATTGTGAAGACAATGATGAAGCAGTATTANCTGCATATGAAGGTGTAAGTAAGGGTGATACTTTTGCAGTTAATTCAGATGGATTTTTAGATCAAAGTAATACA